CGGCCATCAAGGAAGAACAATTCCTCAAGCCACAGCGTTCTCGCCCGCATCACAGGCACATCTTCAGCACCCGGTTTTCCGGCGATCATCGGGTCAGGACGCTTCATCAGGAAGGCTCAGTCGGCCATTCCATCGTATGGGGGAAACCCTCTGCTGCAGTGATGTTTCGCAATGCTGTCCGATAGGTTTTCCACTCTGTTTTTTTAGCCGTGGTCAACGGGCTATCAGTCAAAACGGTCCAGTCGCAGGCAGCAAGCTTGAGATTGCGCTCTTCACGGACGCTTACCGCACTATTTTCATCGTTAGTTCGCAGCTCATGTTCAGTGAAGTCAATGACATTCCAAGTCTGCTGCCACGTCCCATCAATAAGAGCAGGTGTTCCTTCTTCCACTTGTTGCGTACTGCTGTTAAAAGCAGGTTTCTCGACAGCACTGACCGAAACAACGCCCAACGATGTGAGGTCTTCACCCTCTAACGACTTGGGGAAACTGATGTTTGGGAATTTTGTTCGCAAATCACCAAGACCAACTGGGTACTTAGTGACAGCGTTGTCTTCGACAAGAGCTAAAGCCATGACTTAGGTGGTAAACGATTCGGTAAAACCAGCATAGTTTTCCCCGACATTTGTGGAAGGAAATGAGCGGCCCTCGCCCCAAATAATACGAACTGCGCCAGGGGCACGAGTACCAGCGCCATTCTTACCTTGTCCAGCAGAGCCACCATATTTGCCGCCATTGCCGCCTGGCCCAGACGTACCACCAGCACTTGTACCAGCTTCACCGCCGCTACCACCGCCACCACCAGCAACACCACTGCCGCCAGAGCCACTAGAGCCTTCACCATATACACCGACTCCACCGCCACCACCACCTGCCCAGTTGGTCGGGTAGTTGTAAACACCACCGCCAGCACCAGCACCACCACCGGAGCCAGAACCACCAGCATTATTGTTTACTCCGTCAGCCGATCCGCCATTTCCTGAATAACCACCAGCGCCGCCACCAGCAACGCTGCCAGAACCACCATTTCCCCCTCCATCGCCAACACGGTCGCTACTACCTTCAGCTTTAACAGTGCTGGTATTTATAAAATATGTACTGTTACTACTGCCATCACCAATTTCTACGGCATAGCCCGTGCCGGGAGTGACAGCAATATCGTTTTTGTAAGAAAGGCAGCCCCCAGAGCCACCATTTGCACGACCACCAGCAATACAAACAACACAAACACTTGTAACTCCTGCTGGAGCAGTCCAAGTAAAACTTCCTGGCCCTTCAAACAGATGCCCACCAGGATCTGCCTCTCCAGCGGGAGCAGCTGCCCCTAACGCAACAGCAAAAGTAATCGGATCCATGCTTACTTAGTTCACGTAATCGACAAGAGCAGCGCCACGGTAACGTGTGCCGCCATCATCAGTTACAAACAAGAATAAATGAGTTTTGCCTGAGGTCAAACTTGGTGCGGTATCAGCAGGCCACTTAACTGAAGTAGGCCACTCCACCGCTCCAGACGTATGCGTCAGCTCAAGTACGAAACTGCCAACCGTGTTAGCGGCCGGCGGATTGGCGAACGTAAACGTCGAGTTACCGTTGATGGTCTTGGTGAAATAGTTGCCGTCGTTTAGGTCAATCTCAAGAGCTGAAACTGCTTCAGCTTTCTGTTCATACGGACCATCAATCAAGATGCCACCGTTATGAACAGACTGCGCTGTAAAGGTCTGTGCGGCACTAAACGTTTGAGCAGCATCAAGCTTTACTGGCGTAGCCCAAGACGTAACACCGCTGCCATTGGTCTGCAGCACTTGGGCACTGCTGCCTGTGTCATTAGGCAACGTCAGCGTGTAAGACGCTGCTGCGCTATGCGGTGGGCCTTTAACAAGAATTCCGTGAGAGTTTTGCTCGCAGTTCAGTTTGATTGAACCAGAGCCACGGGTTGAGTTGCCCTTAAATACAACCTGACCTGAACCGTTTGGATCTAGCTCAATATCACCATTGCTGACGCTGACAATATCCTTGCCATTGACATCAAGATCGCCGCCAAGCTGTGGTGTGGTGTCAGCCACGATGTTGGCAATGCCAGGAGCAGTGCCGTTTGATGCAGCCGTAATACGGCCCTGCGCGTCAACAGTAATGCTGGCGTTGGTGTAAGACGCAGCCGTAACACTGGTATCTGCCAACTTCGCGGCGGTGATCGCATCGTTAGCAATCGTCAACGCACCAGTGTTCGCCAGCGTTGCATCGCCAGACATCGTCACCGCTGTTGGCACGTTGCTGCCGTTGCCAACGATCAGCTGGGCAGAAGTTAGGTTTGCCAGCTTGGTTAGCGCAATGCTGCCAGCCAACATTCCGTTGGTGACTGTTCCGGTATCACCTGTTGTTACGAGTGTCCCTGTGACATTCGGGAACGTGATTGTGCGATCAGCAGTTGGATTTGTGATTGAGAAGGTAGTTTCATAATCGTCAGCAGAGCTGCCCTCAAATACAAGAGAAGATGCTGTGCCTAAAACAACGTTGCCTGCAAAAGTCGCTGTACCCGTAAAGTTTGGGTTACTGGCTCCAAGCTTTTCAGTGTCAAGCTCTTGGATTGCAGCCTGAACGTCAGTCGCGGAAACGCTACCCGAAGGGCTAAACGAAACGTTGTTAGCTGTAGTCGCCGCAAGAGCAGCTGAAAGGTCAAGGACTTCCCAGCTAGTGCCTGTTGAAATTAGGAAGTCAGGCGGCGCAAGAGCCTCTGCTGGTGCGTTACCGCTGCCCGTTCCAGAAACACTGATGGTGACGTAATGGTTTGCGTTGGACGCTGCAGGTGCAATAAGAGGCTGACCAACAGTCAGACCGATTGCAGTGCCCTTCGCAGTTACTGAAGCAACAAGGTTTGTGCTGGCGTCATACGTTCCAGCAAAAACAATTTCACCGCTGACGATGTCGATTGCTTTGAACGAGTTACCTGTCCACAGGTACAAGTCATCGTGATACTCGTCATAAAGGAACTGGCCTTGGTAGTCCGCAGTTCCAAAGCTGACAACACCTTGCGTATCTGGAGCGCCTGCAAAACGCACTGTTGATGCGTCCGCAAGCTTTCCGCCTGTTACCGCGTCGTTCGCGATAATTGATGTTCCAATCGTTCCGGAGGTCAACTTGGCTGCGCTGATGTCTGGAATATCAGAAGCAGACAGCGTTGTACCTGCAGTGACGTGACCACGAGCGTCAACAGTGACCTTTGGATAAGTGCCAGCAGTAACGCCTGACGTGTCATGAGTCAGCGCACCAGCACCACTGACAGACAACGCACCAGATGGGACAGAGACGCCGCCTTTAGCACTCGTCGTACTAACAGGCAGGTCACCAGCAGCAAGCGCCGCAGTAGCGGTGATATGCCCCTGAGCATTAAACGTAATGCCGCTTCGCGTACCAGCCGTGATGCTGTCGGTGTGATTCAGTTGACCACTGCCAGTAACGCTCAGACCGCTGCCAACAAAGACACCACCAACCGCAGAGCTGGTTGCTTTAGGTAGATCACCAGCGGCAATGCTGCCAACAGCAGTGATATGACCAGAGGCATTAACGGTAAATCCGTTCTTGGTTTGAGCAGTAACGCTGGACTGGTGCGAGATAACGCCACTGCCATCGACACTCAAGCCAGAAGCAGACGGCACACTAATTGCGCCACGCGTTGCTGTTGTTGCAGCATCAACGGAAAACGTCCCAGAGGTAGAAGTCAGTCCAGCACCTGCAGCCGCACCACCAAGAGCAGACGCAGTTGCTGCTGGCAGGTCGGTTGCTGCAATGACTCGTGAGCTATACGCACCACCCGAGCCAGTCGGACCAGCAATAAATTCTTTCGCTCCTGAGCTGCTGCCTAATGAACTAGGACTTATTGATGCAAGCTTGGCTGCCGGAATGCTGGCGTCATCAATTAGGTCAACACCCTGCTCAACCAGAGATTTAACGCTGACTTTCTTGGTCTGGCTTGCGCTTACGTCGGCAATGGGCAAGACATCGTTTGAAGCCACATTGGCTTCAGCCAGCTCAGTCAGGGCTGTGATCTTCTGATCGGCCATTGCCCAAGCCCCCTGCGGGTCTAGTCGTATTCAAGCTCTAGCTTACCGTCGCCAGGCTGCTCAAGCAGGACCTTGTCGGTATCTTCCTTCAACAAGAATCCAGGCACTGGCTTGCCAAGCCGCATATTGATCTCCCCAGTGGTTACAAACTGAAAGCTAGAGGTTGTTAATGAACTGGCTTCTAATGAAATTGCAGCGTTAGTCACAATTCCTTTGAAGTCAAAATACAAGCTTTCACCCGGCGAGCTTTCGTTTTGCCCTGCTTCTACAATAAAAAGCTGAGCATCAAATTCTGCGCCAAGCTTTTGACGCAAAATTAACTCGTGCAAATAGCCTGCAATTTCAACATCACCCGCAAGTCCCGCTTCACCTGGCTTGTAATGGAATTGACACTGAATGCTGCCATTGCCACTAACTAAGCCGCTTTTGTTTGTGCGAAACTCATCACTCAATGCTGTAACATCTACAACTTCACGATCGTTATTTAGTTCAAACGATTGAACAAGTCCTAAAATTCTGTAATCAGCTTGAACGCTTGTAACTTCGATTGGAATGACTGTCGAGGCTGAGATTGCGGCCAGGCTAACTTTGCCTGTACTGCCGCCTGCTAGCGCGTTTTGGAACGTTTGATAAAGGCAAATTCCGCCAAGCTCGTCAACGTTGATATACCAGTTGCCATCAGGCAGCTGAGCGTTTCCTTCCCATCCACTAGCAGCAATAAATGTAAGGTTTCCAGTATCAGTTCTTTTAATCTGCAGCAGGTCGCCCGTCAGCAACATCCCAGCTGGAAAATCAAAACTAAATCGATTTGCAGAAGTGTTGACGTCGCCAGAATTTACCTCACTGGTAAACGTGCGTTCTGGCGTGGAACGTCGCAGCCTGACAACACCTGCATTTCCAAGAAAAACAGTCATAGTGACCTGCTGACGAAATCGCCGCTCATCGTGTAATTAACATTGACCCGCATTATTTGACCGACAACACACGCCAATTCAGCACTTGTTAGCACTGCATTGAACTCAAAAGATTTATCACCAAAATTTAACTTCAACAATGCAGTGTCTCCGATTGACGGGTTCTGTGCAGCATTTCCGTCTCGAAACACCTGATTTAGCAACGGGACTGGCGCGTTGTCGTAATACAGGATCGTTAACGCTCCAGATGCAGTTCGCACTCCGGTAGTAAACGTGCGAACGTCTTCGCTCAGCGTCGTCACCTCAAGCGCATCTGTGTTGGCCGTCATTGACCACTGCACAACCTTGGCGACCGCTAAGCCTGCAAAGTCGACACTGCCGTCTTGACCTGCGTAGTACTTAGCCATGGTCAGACTCCCTCAAGCTCGCCAATGAACTCACAGGACACTGTAGACAGTCCTGGTTTAATGCTTGTAACCGATGGCGGTTTTGCGTATTTCCACTTCAGAAGGCTGTTCGTCTCCCGTATCCAAGGCACCAGATCAGTTGACACGCCTGCGGCAACGTTGTCTGTGGTGAATACGACGTACTTGTCATCACCCATGACAGTCACGTAGTTCTCCAGAATCGATGCAGCCTTTGAATCAATGATGTTTGCAAAGGTCAGCGACAAGCTGCTGCTGTACCGCTGATTGCCATAGCGGACCCTGACAACAGCACCGTTCTGCGCTTGAAACTGCTGCTCAGGGAAAACGCCCGGCGTATAGGAACGGCTGGTCGGGACTAGTGCCGGAAAGCTTTCAGCCGTCATCAGCGCGTCACCTTGAACTTAGAGGCATCACTGATATTGATTGTAGCCAAGGCTGAGCCAATAACCTCACCAGTGATGCTATTGCGAAGGTCGTACAGCTCTTGATGCGCTGCGCTGATGTCAACAAGACCCTCATCGTCAATCGTGATGCTGTTGACCCTGTAAACACGTCTTTGGTCATTCGTCATCTTGATCGTGAAGACAGTTCCGAAGAACGCTGGATCTCCTGTTTTGTTGTCGGTTACGACTAGATCGCCCTCTTTTACGTCGGTGTTACCAGGCTTCCAGTAGTAAACCTTCGTTCCAGTGCTGTCATTCAACGGTGTAGACGACGTGATGCCGCCAAACGCATCCACGCTGCCGTTGTTAAAACGATTCGTGTGCGTTGAGTGCGAAATCACTGTGATGTAATCGCCTGCGGCAACGCCTAATGCAGAACTAGGCGTTGTTTTGAAATCAATGTTGTGATCGCTATGTTTTCTAAGCAGCAGTTTATACTTTGCAATCGTCTCCGCGTGTCTTGCAAAAGTGCAAAATTGAGTCAGGTCGAGAAACTCTTCAGGGTCACTGTCTGAACCGCCATACTCATCACTAAGCCTAATCTGCACAACCTCTTGCGACGAGAATCCATTTTCTTTTTCTTGCCTATAAGCAACCGTTACCTTAGGCAGTTGCCGTTCCTGAGCAGGCAAGAAAGACACTGTCATGTCTTTCATGTTTCCGTCGGTAAATAAGGCTTTAATTTTTTTATCTATAGGTTCCTGTTCTTTAATTTCAAAAGTAAGAGCGTCGTAGGGCACTGAAGGTATTAGCGAAAACTTGCCGCCGACGATCGCAAAATCTAATAAATTTAGAGCCGCATTGGTAAAGATAAAATCACGCACCCCGGCTTTTTCGCCAATCACTCCGTCAAACGTAAAGTTGTTGGCATGGCAGAACTTGGCAGCAATCTGCATCGCATCGCGGTCAACAGTGCTTTTAGGAATTCGCTTGCCAGCGCCAAGGCGTGGGCTTGTCAGCAGGTTGTAAGCAATCTCTGCAAAATTATTTGTTGGGCCGGTCAACGCTCCATCAACAACATCACCGCCGGAATCGTTAATCAAACGATCGACGACAATCCCCTGTTTAACGTAGGCGCTGAGCTGTCCTAGCGAAGTCCAGTCTTTGCCGGCCAGCAAGCGAATGCCCAACAAAGACAAGTCGTTGTACCGGGCTTCTCCTCCAATATGTTCTACGCCGTTTACAAGAACCACCTTGTCCTTGTCCGGTCGGATCATTTCATTTACAAATACCACCTCGTGCTCTGGACCATCTTGATGGCTTGTTTTTTCCTCTTGGTATTTTGGAAAATCAGCGATTGCATCTCTTGGATTAAGCAACTCTCGCGAACCTCCTGGAATAACCTCAGAACCCAGCTCTGTCGGAAACACGTCCACAAACGAGCCATCAGTGAAATTAAATCTGATTACGTCATCTCTTTTGTAACCCGAGCCAGGATCAACGATTTGCCATTGCCAATGGCCTGGGCCAAGACTTGAAGCGTTAATTTTTAAGCCTGACCCACTGCCATTGATAGACGAGTCAGGAGAATAGTCCTTGGGATTGCCATCGTAAGGAGTTTGAACAAACGGGAATGCCTCATGATCCCATTCATAACGCTCGATTGCATATAGGTTTAGGGCTTGGTGAATTTGAAAAGATTCAACTTTTTCAATGCTTCTAAAATAACGCTGTGTACCGGGTGGGGTATAAACCTTTCGCTTAATCTCGTAAACATCGCAGTTAATGGTTGGAAAAAAGTCCCGCTTATTACCAGTAACATAGGCAAAGCCGTCTGTAAAATCAGCAGCTTCAAGCTCACTATCGGCTTTAGTGGTTAGCTGCACAACCTGCCCGTTCCACACGCCTGTGCGGATCCCGTCCGCTCTGCGTTCCCAAACGCCAAAGTAACCATTTTCGGTGTATGGGTCGTACTGCGGTCCTGCAGGATCATCGGCAACACTCGCTGGAATTTGAACAGTTTGTTGCAAGATATTCGCGCCTACTCGATATATTTTCGTTAAATCGTTTGGCAAGTTTGGATCTTGAGTCTGTGCCGTAACGCCATTGCCGCTGTAAACTGCAGCGACTAAATTGCCCGCACCATCCAGCTCAACGTAAAAGTGTGGCGTGGAGCCAGTTCTAACTAGAATTTCCGGCTCAAGAGTTCGAAAATCATTTAAAGCTGGCAACGTAGCAACAATGTCGCTTGAAGCATCGCTGTACCGATACTGAGCGCCTATGGCTACGTCCACCCCGTCCCAGCGGGCCACAACAGCGCCTGGAGCAGTTGGGTTGTCAACGTTGACAAAAACACCGTATTTAAGCTGTCTATTTACCGGGTCATAATCTACTCTGCTGTCATTAACATCTTTCCACCCCGCGCCTGCTGGTAACTCGCCTTGCGAGAATCTATCTAAATTTAAAACACGACCTGTAATAGTGCGATCCTGCAAGGCACGTTTGAACAAAAATTCTTCATTTGTGGTTGTCCCATCGGTAATAAATTGCTCTCGACCTGTATAAGTTATTTTGAAAACATCGTCGATTTCTTGCCTGTTAGTTCCGTCAAGCAAATAAACTTTGTTTTTATTTGCAATAGGACTTACAAGGCGATCATTTCCGATCGCACCGCTCAAGGGAACAAGTTTAAATTCATATTGACCACGAGGATGAGATATTGAAATCGTGTTGTACTGAGGCTGAGGAGTATTGCCCTTAACGGCAAAGATACGATCACCTGTGATGTCGCTAAAATCAACAGTGTCTGCCGCTCCAACAGCTCTGTACTGAATCTTGAAAAAGCTATATCTTGTTTGGAACGTTGTTATTCTGCCAAGCTGGAATGACTGATTATCTTCCTCGTAATCCTCTAAGGTTCTTTCAGGCGGTTCTGAGTTTACATTAACAAAATTGTTTACTTGCTTGAAAACGACGCTTTTAATACCAATCTCGGTTTGATCGCAACTGCGGTTGTTTGTAATTGTAGCAATATCAATTTTTTGCAGGTGCATTCCATATGCGACGTTGCCTTCAAGTTCAGGCACATTATCTGGCGCAATAAAATGCCCTACTCCAGCCTCTATGCAAACAAAGTCATAAAACTTGTCTCTAGTAATTCCTTCCTCAAAAGGGTTGGGATCAGAGGTTCTCGTACACTGAATAATTGCACTGCCAAAGGAAAATAAATCTCCAATGTTGATCTGCTGATCACTTGCAACAATACGCTGAACAATAGCGGTATTAACGTCATCTAGACCATGCGGATCAAACGCATCAGGGTCTTCTCTAATTGGAGAGTTTCCAAAAGCTAAGCGATCGCCAACTTTAATGTCTAATGATGCAGCGTTTCCAGGCGTTGCTTCAAATCGCGATGTCTCCAGTTGTGTCTCTGGATCAATGCGCACCAGCAAGCCCATTCCTTGCCTTGAACAGTACGGGCGAGAGTGCCCGGTACCTTTAGGACCATTGATTTTGCTTCGCTTGGCTTTTAATGAATCATCGTCATCGAAGACTTGGACAAGGTTGTAGGGCAAAAAATAAGGAGCACCGTTTGAGATTGGCGTATGGCAGCCAAATTGACGCTGCGAGTTTGGCGTTCTTGTGCCACTTGTAAACGGACTTGCTTTTTCAGGCACGCTTGGGTCAAATGCTGTAAAAACGTCTGGATCTATTTGTTGCTCCAAACTGCCTGCAAAAGTATTGTTTGTTAAGACTCGGCCACCACTGTCAAAATTTGTCTCAGCCTTTGCAATGTTATTTCTAAAATAAACTCTATAGCGTGCGTCTTGATAGTTACGAAGCAGCTGGTCACCGATTGCCAAACCTTGTGAGTCAGGAGTTGCGGCAAGCTCAGATAAACCAAGCGTTGTAAGCATTTTCAACTCTTGGTGCGAGCCCTTGCTCAGCAACTGCGACCACAGCAACAAGCTTTTAACGCGAATACCGCCGACAACCTTGTCCGGCAAGCCAGGATCAGGAATTTGTTTGACAAATACAAGCGGAATAATGCTGCCAAGCGTTGCAAGATCTTGCAGGCTGTCAAAGGCATAAAGTTCAGCAAACTTTGTCTGCCCGCGAATGTCCGCAGTCCTAATTGGACTTAATTCATCCTCTAGAGAAGGCGGCTTAGGTGCAAGCAGCAAAGCAGCTGCCGTAGAAAGCACGCTGATTGCAATGCTTATGATCGCGAGAGTTGTACTTGGTTCTCCTGTAGCAACAACTTCAGGAATTAGCGCATACTCCTCTCCACGCTCCTTAGCCTTGCAATCCGCGAGGCGACAAAATTCCCAATACTCATCGAGCGTTAGCCCTAACGTGTCAATAATCTGCTGCTCTATCGGCAGTAAAGAGCGACGGGAGTAAGAGCGCTGCAGGGGATCCATGTCACCCGATGGTCTCTGAATTGCAGCCATCCGCCTTCATAGAAAGAAGCCAACCCATAACTGCCATCAAGGCAATGGATCAACCCGAGTGTGCCCACTTTAGCGGCATCCGTCTTGTTGCCCCATAGCTCCAGCTGCTCCATGAACACTGAATAATCCCTACGCCGCAAACGCCGATACCACGAGCGTTGTGGAGCAGGCATGTCAATGCCGTGCCAAGACTGCACAGCGGTTGCCAAGCTTAGGCAATCAGCAGCACCGTGTTTTTCAGGCACCGCTCCAAGCCTGTAGGGAAGACCAATTAACTTGTAAGGCTCAGTCAAGCGTTGTTGATGCGAGAGCTGACTGGCAAAGCTCCAACCACATCCGAACGCAACACTTGATTGGGAACGCTTGAAGTGACAGCATCAATCGATGTACTTAAACGCAGCTGCACACCTTCAACGTTGTAATTCATCCCAGTGATGACCCAGCACTCAGTCGTTAATAGGCGATTTTGAACGAACGTGTCCGGAGCCATCAAAACCGTATAAACCTCAATGCCATAAAAATTGTCAACTGCTTCGTAAGCGTTAGCCAGCGTAAGCTCTGTAGCTTCAAAAGTTAAATTGCTCTCGATATTGTCGCCTGCAATGCTTTTGGTTGCTCCGTTATAGATAAAGGGCAGGTATGGATACGACAAGGAATCACGAGTACCCGTGAAGCAACTGACTGGATCCTTGATTGGATCGGGAGTGTAAGTCACTTCTGAGGAAGTGTTGCTGTTCTGGAACCTGTGAATTTCGTTGTTGTTGCCGTCAAAAATTCTGATGAAGGTGGTGATTGCTTCAAGTGTCATACGCCGACCCTGCTACGAACACTGCGCTTGTTCACGAGGTCACTGTAAACACCTTGGCGACCCATTTCTGCGCCACGCTTGGCAGCTTGATTCAATCCACGCTCGAACTCTGCA